TCGTAGGACGCTGTATCAAGCGTAAAGGTGACATCGCGGCCGGTAATTACTGTTGTTGGCACTTTGATCTCCTTAAGAAGTTTGCTCGTAGCGGACGCTCAAGCGGATATCGGAGACTAGAACATTCTGGACTCCGATTTGAGTTACCGATGGTCTTTCAACTGTCGATAATTCATACTTGGACGCTGATAGAGCGCCAAGAATACTAATAACTAATTTCTCGAGATTGTCGAGACTTGCTGGATTAGACATATACGCAACTCCAACTGAGATAACATAATTTAGATTAACTCGCGTTGGGCTGCGCCCGATTGTCTCCAATTCCATATAAGGGGAATCCGGAACTATAGCCGCGAAAGGGACGGCTGGAGCTTCGGGAACGACATCATAAACATTGGCAGCGACACTCGCTAAGGCCGTCTTGATTGCGCCGCGAACATCTGAGGATATTGAGCTGGGCATCAGCCCACCATCGATCCAGTATCGAGATATGATCCTAATAGTCCGGAGACTCGGTTAAAAAGTGAACGGCCAAGTCGAAATGGACTTTGAGCCGGAGAAAAATCTACGCCTTCTACTTGGACTCCAGTTGTTCTTTGTTGAAAAACCTCGCAGCTAATAGCAAGGACGGCAGATTCAACGGCTGCGTTTCCGACATAATTGGAAGCCCCGACAAGTGTGGCTGTGCCGCTAGGAATGACATTAAATTCAGTAACATCTGCGGCGGTAATTGCTGCGGTAAAGGTATCGAGTTCGACATCGGTAATTGTCCGAGTTCCGTTAAAGGTTGCGCTAACGCCAGCGATTACGACTTGCTGGCCTATGGTGAAAATAGTTTCGCTTTGAGTAGTAAAAGTTGCGACATTATCGGTCAGCTCTGCTTTGACAATTGGCTCGGCATATTTCACAAGCAATGGCAGGATGACTATTTCGGCTGTATCTATACAATCGTTTAAAACGGCATCTGAATAAAGGGATTGGCTAACACCGAGCGCAGCCCTAAGTTCTGAGGCTGTGATTATTGTCGGCATTAGCCAATCCTTTCTAAGAGGTGAGCGGCCAGCTCGGGAGCGGACTGGCCGTCACTATTTAGGTTTTGTTAAGCAACCATAAATCTGTAAGCGCCAGCGCCTACCTTAGTTGCGAGTGCTCCGTAGCCGTAGTAAGCGACCTTGATTTGTCCGGTTGCTACTACATTGGTCTCAAGACGGAAACGGCTTGATTCATACCAAGTGTAAGCATCTGGATTAATGATGATAAGTGAGTTATCACCAGTTGGAGCTGCTGTGGCGAGGTTGCGAGATACGCGGAGATTTAGTCCCAGTAGGTTTCCGCGAACCGACTGTCCGGAAAGATTGCCGCCCTGATTGCTATTGCCAATCAAGTTCTGATAAATCGGACGGCCATTGTCAGCAAGGTTCATCAATGCGCCCCATTGCTCTGGGCTAACGAGGATATTTGTTGCTGTGCCAAGAGTTGCCTTATAGACGGCAACTGAAGCATCGGATACGAAATCAAGAGCGCCGGAAGCGTCAAGAGTGCGGTTTCCGCCGTCAGTTCCACCGGCTACGAGGCCAGCGATAACTGCGACATCAGTAGCCTTTGCGTAAGCAAATTCCATCTGACGAACGAGCTCATCAAAGAATACTGGGGATGAACGATCAAGAAGTTCTACTGAAAACTCTTGTCCGCCAGCATACTTCTTGACTGTGACTGACAAGAACTCGCTTGTCATTCCCGTCTCATCGATTGTTGCTTCCTCAGCTTCTTCGCCGACTGTTGGGACGGCAGTAATCTTTGGAATTTCGAAAGTCATACCAGCATCAGGAAGAACGCCGCTTGAGATTGAATCTACGGCTGGACGATCTGCGTTTGATAGCGGGTTGATGATTTCAGATAGCTGGCGAGTTGGAATAAGGCCAGCGTTATTTGTGGTGGTGTCATCAGCAGCTAAAACATACTGACGAGAAGCATCATCGTTAAATACTTTAGCGCGGATTGATGCTTCGAGATATTTTGCCTTTGTAAATTCAAGGCGAGGTGCGGTGTAGAACGCCGGGCGAGCTGCCTGAACGCTTTCCACCTTAGCTGCTTCTACCGCTTCTTCTACGGCAGGAGCAGGAGCGGTAGTGTCTGACACTTGGTCTCCTTCGGTTGGTTTGTCTGAATCAGCTTTTGCCGGTTCAGAATCTTCTTCTTTAGGTGCTTCATTTTCTGAAGCTGCGACTTCGCTTACGCGAGCCGAATCAATTGCTGGATCAGTAACCAGCGAAACTTCCTCAAGACTGGCGCTAGTAATCTTCATAACGCCTTTGTCATTTGTCCATTCGTTAATCATTGCGCCAACTGAAAAACCATCGCGCAATCCTTCGGATGCCTCAATAAGAGCGTCTTCTCCGGCCATTGTGTTAGCAATTTTGAATGTGGCCTCAATGCCATCTTTGGTTTCGGTAAAATCGACAACCTTGCCAATTGGACGCGTGCGATCGTGCTCAAGCAACAATTTAACATTCTTGAGCTCGATTGAATTTGATGCGAAAACTGTGCGACCGACTGAAGTGTTGCCTTCCTCATTCCAAGTGACAATTTTGCCGGTGATTGTTCGCTTATTTGAATCGGCTGCGGTAATCGCCATAGGTAGATTAATTTTCATTGGGTATTAGATCTTCCTCTCGTTGAATCTGCTGGACGCTCATCGCGCCAATGCGGTTCAATATTTCATAGACTTGAGCCCGTTCTAAAGCGTTACCGCGTAAGAAATCGTCTAGGTCGAAGCGCACCATTACCGGATTTGGAACAAAGTCCGGAAGGGATAGCCTTTCCTCAATTGCCTTAAGTATTGGGCGAAGTGAGAAATCAACTAATGAGCGCCGTTCGCTAACCGCGTTTGAATAAGTCATTGAAGTAGTCTCGGCGCTCAAGAAGTAAGCGGGGATGCCGCAAGCTCGCGCTAATTCTAATGCCACATATTGACGCGCTTCGGCTAACTGGAGACTCTTTGGATCAAAACCAAACTCTTTTACATCGACATCAGCATTTAGGAAAGCAGTTGCTCGTTGCTGGCGAGCTGTGCGCCAAGAATTAAGTAAAGATTGAATTCTCTCGGCTGGTAAATTTGTGCCAGTCGATTTCAAAACCATTGAAGGGTTAGGCTCTTTAGCATAAGTAACGGCCGCGTTTTCAAGATAAACGGCGGCGCTTACTGTCTTACCTGCGCGGTGTAAGAATCCTTCATCGCCACCATCGAATCGAATAATCGAACCTACTCCGTTTTGTGGAACGGCTTTACCATCGACTTTGTATCCGGTGATAGTTGTATTTAAGAAATCTGTATCTACTGTAACTCGATCAGGTGAAACGCGAGTCCAAGCTCTAACGCGACCGCCATCGGTTGCTGAATACATCTCAAGGACTTGTCCATAACCTGCGCCATAAAGCCAAATATCTTCGGCAAGCCAAGTGTAAATAACAAAGCCAGCAACTCTTGGGTCGGGTTGATTGATTACTCGGTGCGGATCTACATATTCGCCAGTAATGCGATTGAAAGTCGTAAGAGGAAGTGAGCCAATTGTTGAGCAGATAATATTACGAGCTCGAGCAACGGAAGGAACGCTCATCGCTAATTGGCGAGTAGTGTTTGTTGCGCCACCAAGAATGTTATAGACGGAATCTGTTATTTGAACCGGCGTAAGCGCAGCCGCTACATCAGCAGTCTTATTCGGCGAGACGGCAGGAAAGAAGAAATCTCTAATAGCACCCATTACGGCTAAAGTGTAGGGGATATCTGCTACGCGATAGCGATATCTACGCCGTCATTTGATTGGGTGGCGTAAGTAGTGGCAAGGGCGGCGGCTACTGCTCCCGTAATAACCGCCGCCGAAACTTTGCGACCCATAACCCATCCGCCATCGCCAAAATTAACCCTTACGGCTGACAAGCAATGAGCGGTTAATTCATCTTGACTGGAATGGGCTAAACGCTGGCTTGAAATAGCACTTAAGAATTGATCGCAAGCTGTGGCGTAAGGCTGGCCGTCCATAGCCTCACAAGGTAATCCAGCCGGAATAAGTCTTGCGGCAACTGCGCCAGCCGTTCGCGCCGAGTAAGCGATTTTTAAGACCGAAAAGCGTCTATACCAATCCGCAATATCGTTAGCGATTAATTTATCGCTTAGATATCCAGGATTGCTCCAAGTTTGTAATAGTTGAACTTGGAATCGGTCTTTGTCGATTCGCTGACTCGCAACTAGCGCAGCTTGCCGTCTATCAGGGGAGAGATCAAGAGCCAGCCAAGTATCAAAGGATTCATTCAAGCGCAGACCCTCGACCGCGCAAGCTGCCCATTGAGACGGATGGATGACTGGGTTGATCGTTGAAACCCATTGGCATAGCACTTCCGTCCGGACGATATCTTCAGGGTCATTTAAGACCGCTCGAATATTGTCCGGATGGATAGTGTGTCCGAGTGAAGGATTGGCTTGAGCTACCCCTTCCCAAAATGTAGCCGACCCGTCGAATTTGATTTCGGGCGGCGCAGACCATTCCCACCAACCTAAACTTAGGTCATCGGACATAATTGAAGCAAGTGCCCGTTCTCGCATTTTGTTTAAGACGATTGAGTGCTGATCTCCGGCGTTAGATAGTAAGAAGGCTTGGGGATTGGGTGAGGCCATTTGTGTGAAACGCAAGCTCGACCACACATCTTCATCGTGATATTCGCGAGCTTCATCAAGCCATATCGTATCCGGCGCTGCGATTCCTCGCGTTGCGCTATTTGAAGCTCTTACTAGGTATCTTCGACCGCCAGTAAATTGAAGCTCTTGAAATCCTCGGGCTTCCAGCTTCTTAGTTAATTGAGATTCTAATTCCGGATGCTCTGTAATAATTCCGTAGATTTTGTAGAAGATTTCAGCCGAGGTCGTTAATTTGTGAGCGGTATGGACTTGTAATTTCTGCTCCAATCCAAAGATTCGCCATAGGATCTGCCAAGCCATCCAAGTGGATTTACCATTTTGGCGGGCTATTAAAATGCCATTTACGGGAGTCTGGAATCTGCCATCAGGCTTAAGTCTGAGCACTTGCTCACTAAGCCATTCTTGCCAGGGTAATAAATTTTGACCAAATTTGGCACAAAATTCGACAAATTCAAGCCCTTTGCTCGGGTTTTCGGTGAGTTTTGTGTGAATTCGCGGTTTTACCACACCTCGGTAAGCCGAACCAGCCCGAAGTGAAACAAGCTCGGCCGAATCGTTCTCGATTAATTCCAATTCAAGCATAATGGCGTTTGGTCGAGTTTTTCCCGGGTAAAAAATTCCCGATGGGGGTCGTGGGTTTCCGAGGTACGCTCAAAAAAGCCTGGGGTGCCATACGATCCCGCTTTCCGCTGTTACATTTTAAGCAGCAGCTAATTAAATTATCTTCGCTTGAGATTCCACCCTTACTGATGGGGATTATGTGATCTACTGTGTTAGCTTCTTGTCCGCAGTAATAGCAAGTGTAACTATCGCGTATTAGCACCTTCTCCCGTAACTTCTTATAGTGCGTCTTATCGTATTCTCTACTCAATGCCATCCCTTACGATTCATATGATTAAGAGCTTTACAAGCTGAGCCATCATAGCGATGATCTAGATAGCGCATATGCCAACGCACTTGTTCTCTAGGTTTAAGTGTTTGCACATTGTCATTACGCATCTGAGCTAATCCATAATGACTACCATTACGAGCGTTCGGATCGAAACGACTTTCTCGCCATATTAACTCGACCCAACATTGGGCTTCTTGTAAATCGCCTAAGTGATTCATCGCAACTAAAGCCCAGTCTTGTTGATAGCGTTTAAGAGGATAAGCATTTGAGTTAGATATAAATATTGGATTGAGTGCGAGGCTTAGCGTTACCGATAAGCATAGCCCTACCCTAAACACTCCGCGTAGGGCAGCTTCGGCGCCCCGCGACGCAGGTAGTGTAACACCCTTGTCAAGTCTATAACGCATTTAATCTCCTAATCGCCTCATAAGCTTGCTGTGGAACTACTCCATTACCTAACAATTTGAACTGTTGAGCCCTACTTAAACCTAAATCCGTTACCCAACCCTCTGGCAATCCCATCATATATTCAACGAATATGGGATTTAGTTTGGATTGATCCAATGGATTCGGCGTTCTTCGCATTGACAACTGAGATGGTGTTTCAAATCGCCACCCCAATCCCTGTGTTTGCCCGTTTGCCGATAACTGTTCTGAGTTGGGGTTGCTAATAACCTCACCGCTAGGCCTAACGATTTCCCTATTTGTCCTGTCGATGAATTCTTCTCCCTTTCCATAAATTGTTCTATGGGCTCGTCGTAATTGCTGATTTGACGAACTGTTGGCGTTGGAAGCAATCGATTCGCCCAAGTGCTCAGACTTAGATTGTGAT